CTTCGCCTTCAATTCCACAGATCCGGGGGGCCATGGGGGAAGCGACGGTTCCAGCGTTAATTATTACCCCCTCGCATTTTTGCGGCAAAACCTAGAAAGGGCTAACATCCTCGTCATCCTCTTCCTCTTCCTCTTCCTCTTCCTCGTAATCCCCCTCATACTCCTCCAGTTGTTGCATCATTCGCCCCTCTCTTTCCTTCTCATCAAGCGCATGTGCAAGCTGCCTTTGAACACTAGGGAGCACTCCAAGTGCGTTGTAGGGGCTTCTGTAGTGAACGCTAGGTCTACTGTCGACGGAGGGTGTTACGACGACAAGGAAGTCCTCAAAGTGTTCTTCAAGTTGTCCTAGAAGGGCTTGGAGTCTTTCCTGCTGGTAGTCATTCATATTCGACACTGCATAAGTGTTCCCTTCTCCTTCACACTCGACACTGCACTAGTGTCTACCTTCTTCATCCATCCTTCTCTATACTAAGTAATACTAAGTGAAGTAGAAGAAGATAATCTATAAGAACCCCAATTTCATGACTTTCTTATATTCTCTTCTGCTCCCACTAGTCCCTACTTGTTCCTTATAGTTCTCCCTAGGAATCCCCCTAGTATGGGTCTTTCTTGGATGTTATTCATTTCCAGAGACTTACGGATGATGTTATTCCAGAGGCGATTGCCTTGGCTAGATAGGTCTTATTCTCCTTGTTTTTGAAGAATTTCCATTCCCTTTGGTTGGAGCCGAAGAATGGTTCAAGGATGAGGGCAGGTGCTTGGAGTTCTTTAAGGAATCTTCCCCCTCGTTGTGCTGTGGAGTTCCGGTGTTTTGTTCCACGATTGACGTTATTGGGGAAGGTTCCCTTGAGTTTTTGAAGGATATTCTCAGCGGCTTGTTTTCCTTTAAGGCTGGTTTCCCAGTGGTAGACTTCGTATCCTTGTGCAGTGGGGGGACCGCTATTGAAGTGGAGTTCGACGACCAGCTCGATGTCTAGGGGGTTCAGCTTTTTCTGTAAATACTGTACGGCCTTTGCGTAGGTCTTGGCGGGGATGGAGTCGATGACGGTGCTGTGTATGGAGGAGGGGAGGTGGTCTTGGATCATCCAAGCCAGTTCATTATTGTAGACCCACTCGGTCGTCATCGTGTCCGCGGCGACGGCTCCCCAGTCTCCCATGCGGCTGTGTCCCACCACAATGGCCACAGAGGGCCGTGAGAGGCTCTCAGAGAGGTCTGATTCCCTTTTAGGGGTGAGGAGTCCATTTGACCCCTGCGACGGCTCAGGGGGCTTTCTGAGGCCCTCTATGAGGTTTTCGATGTTTCTCCTTATTTCGATGAGTTCTTTTATCGTATCCATGACGTAGTTTGTGGTGTTCCTTGTGTTCGGTTGTAGTAGGCATCTGCATACTTACTCAGCTCATCTTGGAGGATGTCGTCCTTTCTTGCAACAATCTTTTCCTCGGCATCCTGAGCCATTTGGGTTGTCCAGTAGGCGACACCCATGCTTAACGCATCAAGGCGGTCATCGTGTGTTAAAGCTCCTCGCGCCCTTGTAAGCCTTGAAAGTTGGAAAAGTAACTGGTAGCGTAGCTGAGACTCCGTGGGGTATTTCATGGCAGACTCGTAGTCGTTCTTGATGACCTTGGGGTCTATGATGAGCTTGTGCTGGTTTAACACGGGTTCCAAGGTGTCCACGATCCGCTTCTCCTTTTGGATGTTGTGGCGCACCTCTTCAATAGTTACTGGGTATATCTTTTGTAAATACGGACGAAGGATCTCAGAGAACATCCCGTCCCCGAAGTTGCTTTCGATGACTACAGCGTTGACCTTGTTCTCTTTGGCCTTGATAGCCAGTGCCTTAAGGGTCTTTTCGTCATACCCCCCTTGCATCCCCCCGGCATCAGGAACATACAAATATCCGTTTAACATCTTCACGACAGCCCATGATGTTTCGTCCCTTCCTCGTCCCGATGGGTCAACTGCAAGGACGCTTCCGGTGTAGGGGATGTGTTCCCCGATGACCTTCATGGGGCGGTAGAATCTGTCGCCTGTGAAGCCAACATTAGGGACTGTGCTGTCCCAAGCGTTCTCGGGAACCTGCGCCCACACCAGCTTCTCTGGGGCGGTGTCCTTGTCTATGTCCATCACGATCAAGTCGTTGATCTTCAGTGGGTAACGATCCAAGTCGGACAGCTTGGGGTCGAGCATGAACTGCATGGCAAACCCTGTTTTTCCGTAAGAGGCTTCCCGTTCTGCTAGGTCAGCGTCGTCGAACCTGGAGCCTTCTGTGGGCATTCCCTTGTTGTCGTTGCTGACGCAAAGTGCAGAGATGTTGCCGTTATAGACCTTTTCGCTTTTGGGTGTATTTACGAATCGGGCAGGCCAGATGCGGGTCTTGTAGCCTCGTTCAGAGAGTTTGTTGTAGATGCTGTCCTCACACTGGGGAGTCCCAAGGAAGATGATACGGCTGTCGTCGTTAGGCTTCAGGATCGCCTCAAACTCCTTGACCTGCTCAGAGAGCTTGTCCCGCATCGACTGGGTGGCTGAGTTGTTGGGAACCTCTACGTCATCTGCGACGATGATGTCAGCGCGAGACCCTGTGAGTTGAGATGTTATCCCAAGGGACTTGACAGAGGGAGCGTGGCTGGCAGCAGCAGGACCAACATCAAAAGAGATTTTAGAGAAGCGTTGCTTGTCGCCGGGGATAAGGTGAGCCAGCAAGGGCATCTCATGGATTAAGCGGAGCGTGAAGGTTGAGAAGTCATCGGCGCGTGTCTTGGACGCCGAGACCACAAGGATGTTCTTCTGAGGGTCCAAGAGAAGCTGGTGGACAACATACGCAGAGCAAATCCACGACTTACCTACGCCCCGAAAGCCTTGGACAACGGAGCGGTTAGGACCGTTCTGCATCCACTCAGCAATCTCATACTGAATCGGAGTAGGGGAGGGGAGGTTTAGGTGCGCCCACGTAGCCCACAGGAAGTTCCTGAAGTCCTTTAGCTTTTCTGGAATGTCATCAGTCATCGAGTCCTACAACCTTATCAGACGGGTCTTCAAAAGGCAAGAGACTTACAAGATTCTGAAGGGGCGAGTCTGCTGTGATTGCTGATGTAATGTTATTATCCTTAAGGAGTTGTCTCGCTGCGTTGAGCAGAGCGGGGGGTGCTTCCCCTTCCCTGATCTTGTCAATGAACTCGTCGATCAACAGATCTTGGAGACCTTCCAGTTTAAGGCTTCGATTGGTGTCGCTCATTTCTTTAGTTGTTGGATAAGTTTGACGATCATATAGATCAACGTGACAACGCCCACGCCGATACCGACTAGAGTGTTAACGTCGGCTAGTGTGAAGGTTCCTAGCGTTCCTACGATGCCTACGACTGGGGGAGTATGCGGTGAGTCCATGTCTTATAGTGTAAAACTGGAATGGATTTTTTCAGTGATGGTCGCTGACCCAGAATAAGTATACTTCCAATACCAGCCAGCAGGCACGATGCCCGTGACTTGTCCACCGGAGTCTATATTTCCGTCGGCTTCAATCCTAATCTGTCCTATTCGGGTTAGACTGCTCATATCAGCGTTTGGACTAATTTCGAGTATGAGGTAGTCAAGGTTGTCAGTGGTTAAGAGAGTGAAACTGGTCCATAACGGCCGCCCTGTCGTGTTCTGTATTACGGTGGCAGAGACTGTGGAGTGGACCAGACTGTTGTAAACTCGCGCTGGGTCTCCTGCTCTTGCGTCAGTGTAAGCCTTGATACTCTCCGACGTAGCCACCTTGGTAGCACTAGCACCACTCATTGTGTCACTGTCTAGGACATCTGCGAGCTTTTCAAAGGTTACAGCATCGTCAGCTATCTTGTCGGTAACCACAGCATCGTTTAGAATCGCAGCCGTAAGCACGGCGTTGTCAGCTACCTTAGCGGCGGTAACAGCATCGTCAGCTATCTTAGCGGCAACCACAGCGTCGTCCGCAATCTTAGTGGATGTTACTGCGTTTGCGCCGATCTTCCCCTCAGTAACAGCCCCAGCCTCAAGAGCCGCTTCGCCTACTGACTGAAGCCCACTAGCTCCTGTCCCTGCTGCGTCCTCGCTGACCTCCTGAGCTACGAACAGAGCTTGCTTGTAGGCGGTATCAAGGTCGCTTTCAGACAACACCCCGCCGCTTTTGAAATCCACAAGAGCTGCTGCGGTGGTGACTCGGTAGGCGCGAATGAGGTTGTAGTCTGCGCTCAGTGCTGCCCAAGTGCCACCAATGCTGGTTAGAGTCTTGGTTGTGGTGTTCAGTGTGTAGTGGGTGTCCTTGACAAGTGTGGTCCGCACATCTGGGTCTGGGGTGGTATTGATGCCGACGACTACGATGTCATCGGAAGACAACACCTCAAACCCGTAGGTAAGAGTTGTCCCGGTGAGGTCACTGATCTGTTTGAACGATTTTCCGCTGGTTGTTGACATGGTTTAGAAGGAGGGGATAGGGTTGTTGGATTGTTGACTCCTGATGGAGCGGTGGGCTTTCATTATATCGTTAGACGCTTGCTCAAGCTCAGGAAACTCTTGAACCATCTCACGCTTGGCCTTGCGGCGGTAACGTCCGATGACCTTCTGGATCTCCGCGACTCTTGGGTCTTGGCCTTGAAACTGGCCTTGAGTGGCTTCCATGTTGGCTGCAAGGTTCTTGTAGAACCGGGAGTTCATCAAGCCCTTGAGCGCAGCGCGAAGGTTCCTGCCTCCGATGGTCGTGGTAGAGGAGAGTTCCATGTAGCGGTCGTAAGCCTGTCTGCCCTCCCCGTTCGTGAACTCCCTCATATCTGTATCGGGGTGATTGATGTAGTTAGGAGTCGGGGAAGAGAATCCGTGGATAAGGGCTTGGACTTCCCTGTCCACGATGTCGTTCTTCTTGCTGGAGACGTAGATGGGGTTGAAGATCCCGAGAACTCCAAGGGGGTTCTGCTTATACATTGCCTCACCAAGAAACGTCCGCTTCGGTGGGACGTTTTCTTCAGCAATAGGCATCTTCCGCAGGATAGCATCTACAAACGTGCGGGATTCGCGGATCATCTTCTCGCCTTCGACGTTCTTGATCTTGTCCACGAACATAGGAACAGCCATACCCGCTCCTACGTCCTTGAAGAGTTTCGGAAGGTTAGTGCCGGGGTCGCTCACGGCGTTCAGAGCGGTGTTAAGACCACGAAGGAACGACTTGTCGGTAAGGCTTTCTGAGATACTGAACGCGAGAATTGAGAGAGCCTCCGCACTGAACTTGTCTTCGTGTGGGTTCATCTTTGCGTGTTCAGCAATGTCAGCAATAATGCCGATCATGGTGGCGAAGGGGTCAAGACGCTGGTAGCTAATGTATGTCTTCGTCCCGTCCGCTGCTGTCGTCACAAAGGAGTAGGGTTGCCATCCTGTCGCTTGCAGGGCTTTCTTCTCGGCTGGGTTGCGAGGCCCTCCCCCAGTAATCTTGTCTCCGTTATGCCCTGCGTAGTAGACAAGAGCGGCGGTTGCTGTTGCTGCGGTAGCGACTCGTCCCTTAACCTCTGCTTTCTCAACATCGGTCATCGCCTTTGCAAACTGTTCCCGCGCTTCTTTAGCCTTTTGGGAGATAAAGGGCGTAGGCACTCGCAGAAGGCCGCCACCTGTTAGTGCGCTCCGCTTCAGCCCAAACTTCAGGATGTTCATGGGGGTCTTAACGAACGGGAGAAGGAAGCCTACGACTGGATGCTTCTGCTTCCCCCTACTGAGCCAGTTCGCTACGTCACCGGGATCACCAGTGAATGTTACATCCCGCGCGTAATCGGCTGTTTGCTTAGAAAGCGCAGTCATCTCTTGGCTTGCTCTCGGGACGTTCTGTTCGACCTCCCTGCCTAATGCTTTCGCAAGTGCGCCGGGGTCCGCGAAGTCATCCGCTGTCAGGTTCTTAGCGAACGACTGGATAATACGCTCCTCGGAATAAAGGGAACCATCCTCACGGAACATCTTGCGAGTGTTCGTGTCTACATACTTCGCCAACTCTTCGCCGTCTTTGAGTCCTCGCTTAATGCCTTCAAGCGTGTAGTGTTGGTAGACATTATGGTAGGCTGCGACCGTCTTGTTGAATTGGTCGCCAGCGGCGTTCAGGCGGTTCGGGAAGTTTGTTGCGCTGTTAACCCAACTAAGAACCTGCCCAAGACCAGACTCTGCGTTGACACCGAAGACGCTAGGGTCCAGTGCGCCAACACCTCGCCCTTCGTTGAAGATAGTCGCGCCACCAGTGACAATATCCTTTCCAGTCTTCAGTCCCATCTGAGCGTTCTTGAAGGCTTGTTTGAATACGTGCATCTTGGTGTTAAAGCTAACAGAAGCCTTGAGCATCTCCATGTCTCCCGACAACAGCGCACCTGCGGACCTTTCGACGGTCCTTAAGATCATCGCCATCGCTGGAGTCATCACGTTAAGGACGACGGTAGGAGGGCCACTGAGGATGTTACCAGTGAACACTTGAAGCGCACCTCGCATGAACTTGGTTCCCCATCCGTCCTGTGTCGCTGCGGCCATCTGGTGGAACAAGTCCTCAACACTATCAGAGTCCGATGCCCGAGCGATGCGCGTAAGTAACGTCTCAGCATCACCGGAACCTAAGCGTTGCTCCATGAACTTAGAGAAGTCCTTGCGGGATTGGATGTCACGCTCTTGGATTGTGGTGTCATCCAGCTTAAGCCGCTCGTCCTTTAGGGCTTTGATTTTGTCTTCTATCTCCTTTACTCTCTCATTAGGTTTCGCCGTGCCTTTCTTAGCTTTGGCTCCTTTGGCTCGTCCTGCTGGGGACTGCTTGGAAAGTGTCTCACGTTCAGCGTGAAGGCGATCCAGCTTCCTTTCGTTTTTGATAGCCCCGTCGTAATACTTGATGATTTCTTTGAGTTCGCGGACCTCGGGGTCGTCGTCTTCAACGCGCTTCTTCTTCTTCGCGTCGTCGCCCTCCATGAAGGTCTTGCGGCGAGCCTCCAGCTTTTTCTTTAGGGTTTCTAGCTGCGTTTCGCTGTCCTCAATGGACTTAGCACGGGCCGCGCTCGCAACCTCTGGAGGGTCCGTGTCTACCTTGTCTGCTTTGGCTTTGTTGGCTTTCGCTTTTTCGAGGACGTTATCGGTCTCCCTTGCGGTCGAAAGGAAATCATCACTTCTCTTCCGCTCTGCCTGAACCTTACCAATGCCCTCCACCAACGCCTCCGCGCCTCCTGCTTGTGCTTTAGCTCTCCGACCAGCGAGTGCCATTCCTGTGACAGAACCAAGCTGCGAGTTAAGGAGACTGACTTGTTCTACGTGCGCCGTGGCATAAAGAGCATCCTTCTCTGCTTTTGCTATTGCGGACGCTGGCGCACCTTCGTCTACCAATTTCTTCCATGCCACCGACAACTTCCCTGCTTTCTGCATGGAGATGTGTTGCGCCTGTTGGACGAACTGTTGCTTAGTAAGGAACCGCAAAGCGTCGTCGAAAACATTAGAACCAGCCCCGCTTTCGGTCAGCAGCATGTCGAGGAAGTGTTGAACGCTTTTTACGTCCCCTCCGAATCTTTCTGCGTTCAAAAGAGCAGTAGCGTGGAGGTCGGCTTGCTTAACTCCTGTTAATTTATCCCTATCGTATAACCTTTTGACTATATCGTCTACAGCCTCATTGACAACACCGTCGAACTCTTTACTTGATACTGCTGATGCTGCGTCGGCAAGGCGCGTCTCCACGGTCTTCAAGGCATCCTTGCCTCCCGCCCGTTGACTTAAACCTAGCCCGATAAGGTTGTGAAGGTTGACACCCTCCTCATCAGGTTCTGCGTTTTGAGTGCGCTTCGCCCTTTCCCCAGCCTCCTTCAACTCAGCAGGAGTAACGGTTTGGGCGGGAGTAGCATCTCCTTCGGTTGCCGCTGTCTCCGCTGCGTTCACTTCCTCATTAAGTTCCTTCCA